GATCACGGCTGGTAAAGCATACACAGCTAGTTAAGGAGTACAATGATAACTGTAAACGATAAGAACTACGATGAAACTAAACTTTCAGACGAGGGTAAAGTTGCTTTACAAAATATCCAAGTACTAAATCAAGACCAGAATCAGTTGAAAATAAAATTTCAACATAATGAGGTTTTGTTAAAACACTACATGGATATTTTAACTAAAAACTTACCAGAAGAAGAAAAAGCTGAGGAGAAAACTGAAGCTAAATGAGTGAAGTCAAAGTAAATAAAATCAGTCCAAGATCTGGCACCACTGTTACATTAGGTGATAGTGGTGATACCATTTCTGTACCTTCAGGTGTATCATTATCTTCAGGAGCGAATTTAACTTTAACCGGTGCACTATCGGTTGACGGTGCAAGTGCTACAATCAAACTAGATGGTAACTATCCTACAGGAACAGATAATGTTGCTTTAGGAAATGAAGCGTTAGATAGTGGATCTTTATCTGGAGGTAACAATACTGCAATAGGTTCCGCATCCCTATCGGCTAATACAACAGGAAGTGCTAATACATCACTTGGTGCTGGAAGTTTAAATGATAACACAACAGGTTTTCAACATACTGCACTTGGAAGAAATGCGTTATCATTAAACACAACAGGAAATAATAGTGTTGCTGTTGGGTATGAATCATTATGTGCTAATACCACAGCATCTAACAACACAGCAATAGGTTATAGGTCACTTTTTACTAATACAACAGGAACACCTAACACAGCTATTGGCACACAATCACTTAACTGTAATACAACAGGTAATAGTAATACAGCTGTGGGTTATGTATCTTTATTTTATAATACAACAGGCTCAGATAACACTGCTTTTGGCAGAGATACTTTATTAAAAAATACTACAGGTGCTTGTAACACAGCAGTAGGTAGATTAGCATTAGCTTGCAACACCATCGCTAACAACAACACTGCAGTTGGGTTTTGTTCACTTTTTTCTACTACAGATGGTATACAAAATACATCAATAGGTTTCCGTTCACTTCGTTCTAATACAACAGGTCTTAATAACGTTGCTGTAGGTGCTTATGCACTTGATGCTCATGTATCAGGTTCTTGTAATGTTGCTGTTGGTACTTCTTCTTTAGAACTCAACACAGCTTCAGATAATACTGCTATTGGTGGCAGATCCATGACATTTAATACCACAGGTGCTAATAACGTAGCTGTAGGACGATCAGCATTACTTTGCAACACAACAGGTGCTTCTAATGTAGCAATAGGTTATGAGGCTTTATGCAGAAATACAACGCAAGATTCCAATATAGCTATTGGAACTCAAGCATTAAGAGGTAGTGCAACTATAACAGGAAATAGTAATGTTAGTATTGGTCATCAATCATCTTATGATATTACTTCTGGTTGTACTAATATTGCTGTGGGTTATAGAGCATTTTTTAATGGAACAAGTGGTAATAATAATGTTGCATTAGGTGCAAATTCATTGCTTGATGCCACAACAGGTGGTTCAAATACAGCAGTAGGTGCTAATGCTTTAGAAAACGTTACAACTTCATCTCAAAATACAGCTTTAGGTCAAACTGCTGGTTCAACAGTAACCACAGGTTCAAACTTAACTCTATTAGGTTATAATGCAGAACCTTCATCTGCAACAGCTACCAATGAGATTACACTTGGAGATGCTAATGTAGATACAATAAGATATGGTAATGGAAACTTGCTTCCAGACGATTACGAAGAAGGAACTTGGTTGCCATCTTTTCAAGGTTCAACTGGTTCTCCTAGTGGAGTTAATTTTAGTATTAGAGCAGGTTTTTATAGAAAAATAGGAACAACAGTTTTTATATCTCTAGATCTTAGTATATCAAGTTGGTCATCTGGGCCAAGCGGAACTTTAAGAATAGGAACATTACCTTTTAGCACTACTTCTGCAAGTAATTACCAAGCAGTTGTTTTTGTTGGTTTTGCTGCTAATTTTGGAACAAATGACACACCTATTTCTGGACAAATACCTGCAAGTGCAAACCAAATAAGATTATATAAAAAAAATGATAGTGACTCAAGGTCACCAATAACAACTAATTCAGATGCTTCTGATGTTTCTGGAGATGAACGTATTATAATATCTGGATTTTATGAAACAGATTAACAACAAAGGAGAAAACTATGGCAATAACTAAAGAGACACAGATTGGTAAAATCGAAGTGGTCGGAAAATACAAATCAGTTCAAGTAAGAACAGATACTGTAGTTATGGAAGACAACGAAGAATTATCAAGAAAGTATCATAGACATTCTTTACAGCCAGATGCAGATATATCTAATGAACACCCACAAGTTCAAGCAGTATGTAATGCAGTCTGGACACAAGATGTTAAAGATGCTTATGCAACTTTTAAAGCTGAACAAGAAGCTGCTTTAAATCAAGAATAGTAGGTAGGTAATCTACCATGTTCTTCGGTACTACTACATTTGCAGCAGCTCCCTTCTCAGATATTGGAATTGCAAATGCTCTTGTCGATGTAACAGGTTCACAGGTTAATACATCTATAGGTAATGTTACCATTGTAGGTAACGCTTTAGTCCTTCCGAACGGCAATCGATACAATTTATCTACAGGAACAGTTACCGTCAAAGAAGGCGCTAATGTACCTGTAACAGGAAATCAATTTAATTTAGGCACCGGTACGGTTACCTTCTCTATTAGTGGAGTGGTTCCAGTTACTGGAAATAGAATCAATACTGCTATCGGTAATGTAACGGTATTAGCAGACGCTAACGTATCGGTTACAGGTAGTGAAGTTGTATTAAGTACAGGTAGTCCAACCATTGTTGCAGATGCATTAGTTGCAGCAACCGGTAGTGCATTAGATCTTGCAACAGGTACAGTAACTACAGCGGCCGGAGCAGTTGCTCCTGTTACAGGAAACAGGTTTAATACAGCAGTTGGTAATGTAACCACTATTGGTGAAGCAGTTATTTTACCAAACGGATCACAGTTAAATCTTGGAACAGGTACTGTAACAATTTCAGCTGATGCAAACTTCTCTGTTACCGGTAATAGAGTTAATTTAAGTATAGGTAATGCAACCGCTAAAGCAAATGCAACGGCTATTGTAACAGGAAACAGGTACAACCTAAGTTCTGGAACCGTGACAATCGTTGCAAAAGCAAGTATAATACCAACCGGTACACAATTAAATGTAGGCACAAATCAACCAAATATTAGATTGTGGAACCCAATTGATCCAAACGTTGGACAAGTTTGGACAAGAATTTCAACACCGTAAGGATAAAATATGTTTTTTGGATCTACATCATTTTCACAGTCAGCATTTGCAGATGTTGGAACTAATATAACAAACTCTGTTGTTATACCAGTAGGTAGTCAAATTAATGTAGCTATTGGTAATTTAGGACCTATTCCTGACGTATTAATTGTACCAACAGGAGTGCAATTTAATCTTGCAACTAGTACCCCTTCTGTGATATCATGGAACCCAATACCTCCAGGGGTAACACAAGTTTGGGTACCAATAGATCCAGACGCATAGGAGAATTATGGCATCAAGTACATCAAGTGATTTAAAACTAGAACTCATTGCTTCCGGTGAAAAAGCTGGAACGTGGGGAACTATTACTAACACAAACTTACAAATCTTAGAGCAAGCAGCTTCCGGTTATTTATCTTTAGACGTTGCATCAGCTAACGTTGCTTTAGCTTTAGATAACTTTGCAACATCAAACGGTAAAAATTTATATTATAAATTAACTGGTACATTAACTGGAAACAGACAAGTGACTATGCCAGACTCTGCCGAAAGAGTTTTTATTGTAGAAGATGCAACTGCAAGATCTTCATCGAATTATACATTAACCGTTAAAACAGTTTCAGGCACAGGTGTTGTAATGCCAGTTGCTTCTAAAATGATTTTATATTCTGACGGCACAAACATTAGTTCAGGATCATTAACTAAAGGATATTATACGATACCAGGTGGTTACACTGCAGTCAGTGGTGACCAATTATTAGTTGATACTTCTGGAGGAGGTTTAGGAGTTCCAGTAACAGTAACTCTACCTGCTAGTCCTTCAATTGGTGAAGAAGTAACAATTATTGATAGTGGTAATGCATTTGCTTCAAACAATTTAACTGTTGGTAGAAATGGATCTAACATATTAGGTTCAGCTGCTAACTTAACAGTATCAACAAATGGCGCAGCATTTACATTAGTTTATGTTAATGCAACTAGAGGCTGGGCATATAAAGATAACGTATAGGAGCTAATAAATGGCTCTAATTGATTTTAAAGTCTTACCGGGAATAGACAAACAAGATACCACATCAGGTGCTGAAAATAGGTGGATTGATTGCGATAACATACGATTTAGATATGGATTACCTGAAAAAGTTGGTGGTTGGTCATCTTTGGTAACAAGTAGTATCTGTGGAGTTGCACGAAGACAATTTGCATTTGTTGATTTGAATGGAAATAGATATGTTGCAATTGGAACAGATAAATTTTTACTTATATACTTTGAAGGTCAATTGTATGACGTTACACCTTTAAAATCGACTATATCATCAGCAACGATTGCAACCACTTCTGGTTTTGCAATCTGTACTTTAACAACTTCTTCTGCACACGGTTTATCACCAGGAGATATTATATTATTAGACAATGTAAATTTACCGGGTGGAACTGGATATAATAATTCAGACTTTGAAGATAAATTATTTCAAGTAACAGCTACACCAACCAATACTACTTTTACAATTACACAGAGTTCAAATGCAACAGGGACACAAACAGGTGGAACTATAGACATTAAGCCTTATGAAACAGTTGGTCCTGCTGCACAATCTTACGGTTATGGTTGGGGTGTATCAGAATGGAACGGAACAGTTTCTGGTGCATTAACAAATGATTTAGATGGTGCATTAGCAGATGATGCAAACGGTAATAATGGATCTTCAACTAATATTACTTTAACATCAACGTCAGGTTTTCCTGCATCTGGTAGAATACAAGTTGGAACAGAATTAATTACCTATACAGGTATTTCTGCAAACGATTTAACTGGTATCACTAGAGCAGCAGATGGTTCTACAAGAGCTGCGCACGCTGATGCTGCAGTGGTTACTAATGCTGCAGATTTTGTGGATTGGGGAGAAGCTGCCTCAGCAGCTGAAGTATCTCTTGAACCAGGTTTATGGTCACTTAGTAATTTTGGTCAGGTATTAGTTGCAACAATTGCAAATGGAAAAACTTTTACTTGGAATGCAGGTGCAACAAATCCTTTAACAGTAAGAGCTTCTACTACCACAGCTGGTTTTTCTACATCTAATAATCCAACAGCAACCAGGGTATCACTAGTATCCCCTACAACACGTCACTTAATTCATTGTGGAACAGAAACTGTTATTGGTGATATATCAACACAAGATGATATGTTTATCCGATTTTCGGATCAAGAAGATATAAATGATTATGCTGCAACAGCAATCAACACTGCTGGATCACAAAGACTGCAAGATGGAACAAAAATTATAGGTGCTTTAAAAGCAAAAGAATCTATTCTAGTTTGGACCGACAATGCATTATATACTATGAAATTTATTGGTGCTCCATTTACATTTGGATTTGAACAAGTTGGTACTAACTGTGGATTAATTGGTAAAAACGCAGCAATTGAAATTGATGGGGTTGCATTTTGGATGAGTACAAATGGTTTCTTTATGTTTGATGGTACAGTTAAATCACTACCTTGTTCTGTTGAAGATTATGTTTATGATCAAGCAGATACTACAAAAGGTCAACAAGTTTATGCTGGTTTAAATAATCAATTTACAGAAGTTGTTTGGTATTACCCATCAACAGGTTCTGAATATAATGATCAATATGTAGTTTTAAATTACGGAGAAAAAATGGAAGGTGGTATTTGGTATATTGGTACTGAAGCTAGAACTACTTGGATTGATTCAACTGTATATCCAAAACCTTTTGCAACTAAATATAATAATAATAATTCAGGAACCTTTCCAGTTATAATTGGAGAAAGTGGTTTAGGACAAACTATATTATTTGAACATGAAGTAGGAACCGATCAAGTAAATCCTGATGGTACTACTACAGCAGTTACATCTTTTGTTAAATCTTATGATTTTGATATACAGAGTGAAGGTATGTCAGGGGATATATTTTTAGCACTTAGAAGATTTATACCTGATTTTAAAGACTTACAAGGTAATGCAAAAGTAACCCTTGCTGTTAAACGATACCCTCAACAATCAGATACAATTACCTCTTTGAGTCCCTTTACAATTAACGCAAATACTGATAAAAAGGATACAAGAGCCAGAGGCCGGTTTGTTAATATCAAGATAGAAAACACTGATGTTAGTGAGTCTTGGCGCTTTGGTACATTACGAATAGATATACAACCAGACGGACGTAGATAATGGCAACTTTATTTGATTTAGCACAAGCATATTTAAACAGAGCATTACCTGAAACTTTTAGGTATGATAGAACTAATCAACCTGCAATTCCAACCCCGGTTCCAACACCTGTAGTACCAGAACCAATAAAACAATTACCTAGACCAGGTGGCAATGAAGAAGGATTTAGTGTTTACAATCCTGATCCTAATAGAACAAAAACTAAAGATAATTACAGTCCTTATGCTGCAAGACAGTTTGGTGAAACTTCTTTAATTGGATCTGGAGATTCTCAATTTGATATAAATAAATATGGAACTGGATTTAGAACACAAACAGAAGCAAATAAATTTATGGATATGTATCCAGATTATTATAACGTTGGACCAAAGACAGGAATAGAAAAATTAGCGGGAATGATGCCGGGTAAAAAAATTTTAGAAGGAATAGGTTCTTTATTACCTACAAGTGATAGAGGTATATTAGAAAACGAATTAACGGGTCAAGGTTTTGCTATTGATGATGTTGGAAGATTTGTTGCAGCTACTCCAGGTACAATAAATACGGCAGAAAATATTATGGCAGGTTATAGTGCTTACCGTACTGATGCGGATACTTTTCAAAAAAGAAGAGATCTGATTAATGCAAAAATGAGCGATACAAATATTAATCCTAAAACTGGAAAAACATATAAAGAAGAAAAACTGGCAGCACTTGATGAAGCAGAAAGAAGATTTTTTGCAGCAAAAGACTTAACAACAGGTATTTCAGATCAAAAGAAAAAAGCTAAAGATCCAACTTACAAATCAACAGCTGAAAAAATAACTGAAGGTATTACTACAGCTGAAGATGACAGTGGAAGTGATATGTTAGAAGGAATTGAAACTATTTTAGGTACGAAACCTATTACTAAATATAGAGATCCAATAATGGATATGGTTTCACCACCAACATCTTCTTTTCCAGATTATAGTGGAGTAACAGGAGTAACAAAACCGGGAGCACCTACTGGAATTGAAACAATAAAAAATATAATAGATACTCCAAAAAGTTTAGATAAAGATTTTTCAACTATCAGTGATGATCTTATGGCTAGTCTAGGACTAGATAAAAAGGTTAATATTATGGATGATCTTGATAATTTATATGTAGATTCTGGAAAAATTAAAACAGATGCAACTACTAAAACAAAAACAAAAACAAAAACTAAACCTAAAGGACCAACAACAGGAACTACAAAACCAGGAACAGGTGGAAGAGGACCAGTAACAGGAACTACAAAACCAGGCACTAAATCTAAAGGAACAACAGGAACTACAAAACCAGGCACTAAATCTAGATCTAAATCAATTCCAGATAGAGGAAGAGGTCAAAGTAATGTTGGAACAAAATCTAAAGGACCTGTATCAACAAAAGGACAAGCTGGACCACCAAGTCAAAGAGGTGGCGGCGGAGGCGGAGGCGGCGGAGGCGGTTGCTTCTTAAAAGGAACTTTAATTACTATGTTAGATGGAACTAGAAAACCAGTAGAACAAGTTGATCTAGGCAATGAAGTTGCAATTGGTGGTAAAGTATTTGCAACAGGTAAATTCTTAGTTAAAAATTTACATGATTATAAAGGTATCAAAGTATCTGGTAGCCACATGGTTAGTGAAAATAACAAATGGGTTAGAGTCGAAGATAGTGAACACGGTAAATTATTAGGGAATGAAGAACACACAGTTTATGTATTTGGTTCTGAAAACAGAAGAATTTTAATTAATGATATCTTATTTACAGATTACTTTGAAGTAAATGAACAAGATAAATTAATGAATAATGAAGAAGATTTTTTTGATAATTGGAAACTGTACGCAAAACAAGATAGTGGGAATAACGTATACATTATTAATGCAAGCTAGAAAATGGATTGTAAGTAAAGATTATTCTACTATCTCTAATTGGTGTAAACAATATGATTGGGATAATGCTATACCTAAAGAAGTTTTACCGAAGGTGGGTATTATAGTAATAGATAAAGAACCAATGTGTGCAGCGGGTTTGTTTATAGATAAAACCTCTAAACTAAGTTTTATGTGGGGAATATTTTCAAATCCAAAAGTTAGTAAAATTAAATTATATAAGGCTATGAAAATTTGTATTGATGAGATAGAAAAAGAAGCAAAGAGAAATAAACTTTCTTTTGTTTATTCAGTTACAGGTGAAAATGCTTTACATAAATTATATAATAAAAATAAAAATATGATGTTATGTGAGAATAATATTAATTCATATATTATTAGTTTAAAAAATAAAAAAAATTTAGATTGGATATCATATAAACATGGCTAAAATAGTAATAAGAATACCTGAACCAAAAGAAGAATATGATGTTTCTAACCAAAAACAAATTAATAGAGCAATTAGTTTGATAACAGAACAATTGAATTCAACTTTTTTAGATGAGTTAAAACAAGAGACTGAAAGGTTTACTTGGTTTACGGAGCAAACTAACTAATGGCAAACATATATAAAAACGCTTTTTTTGATTTAGCAACCACAGATAAAACAGATGTTTACACTCCACCATCGAATTCAAGAGCCATTGTTAAAACAATACAAGCTAATAATCACGCTGGATCTAACCCTGAATTAGAAGTATTTGTTTATGATAATTCAGCTACTACGGAATATGAAATATCACACAAAGTAATTGCAG